TAGGCTGTTACAGGAGAAACATCAGTAAATATATTTTCACTTTCAAATAGCAAAGTTTCAGACACTATTGAACTACTTTTATATACTTGTAATGACCAAGTAGCTGATTGATTATCAGGTAAAGTCATAGTCATATCAAAACTGGCTTGTATTTTATATCCTCCAGCTTCACTTACAGAATATGAAGGAAAGCTATTTAAATTGCCAGGATAAAAAACCCCACTTAAATCTTCAGTTTCATAATTAAATATATTTTTTACTACTCCCCCTACTATAGGAAATCCTAATGGAGAAGATCCACTTACATAATAAGAAGAACTTAAATTTTTAGCAGTTGCTCTATATGCACTTGGTCCACCTGTATTTTCAAAATATAATTTAGGATCAACACTGCAGCTAGCAAAATATAATATAGGATAGTAGGAATATCCACTATCAAAAATAAGTTTATTTCCGTCTGTAGTTTTTTGATTGGAAAATTTTTGATTATCAAATTGGGATATATTTAGATAATCTCCAGCAATAAACGTCCTTTGTACATCTTCCCAATGTGCATTGCGTTGATTTAATTCTGTTAATTCTCCAAATTCATCTATAAGATATTTTAAAGCAGTTTTATTACGACCTGGGAGGAATAGGGAGGTTTGTATTTCAGTAAATATTCCTATTTTTCTTGCATTTTTATCTATAGCTGCTGTTTTACCATATGATGAATCACCACTATAATCAGTAGAAGCACTAGTGTAAGTATTATATAATAAACTACTTACTTTAGTACCTTCGTATCTTGCTCTATTATATGTAGTTAGACTTTCATTTGTATCTTGTAAATAGGCAGGAGTTAATATACTTCCTGTAGTACCATATATAAATTCTATATCTTGTCTAGTAATAGATAATCTACTTGCAGATACATTATTTAATAATACATTAAATTCTGAGTGGTTAAAAGCATTTAGACTAGATGTTAAACTGGCTGTTGGATGTAGATACGGATTAAAATTTCTTTCTATCCAGTCATCACCATATTCAATTATACTTCCACTAAATTCACCTGTGTAATATGCTGCTCTGCTACCTGTTAGACCTTGATATATGTCTGTGTATTCGGTAGTGATTGTTAGACCTTCTAAATTACCATCCATTACTTCTATTTCATCCGTAGTAGATGGATTAGCATAAGACCATTTATTCCTTTCCAATACTGGAGAGCTAATGGTAATACCTGTTGATAGACTTGTTCTTGCAGGAACAAAGTCTTTTATCATTTTAAATAATGAGTTATCAAAAAACTGGATTAGGCGAATAAACCCAGCATAATCTATATTAGATGCAGTAAAATTATAATAGGTATTTCTTTGAGTATTTAAATCATCGTAAGAAGCACTATATAATTGTCTTGGATCACCTATATAATCATCTAAACTCCAAGTTGGGTTTGCAGCAGATATTGAAGCTGAAGCATAAGTATCAATTTGGGTTTCAGGTGAAAATGAAATATCAGCATAATGTAAATCATCTGTTCTAAATAGAAGAGATGATGTGGGTTGTTCTAATAGACTGATAAAAGGAGATAAAATACTTCCTGTTATTGTATTACTAACTATTCTAACTTTATCGTTATTATATTCGTCTAATGTTTGAGACTTTAAATCACCACCATATTCTTTAACATTTAATATACTACTAGTAATACCAAAAGTAGATATTAATGTTTGTAATCCATAGGTTGTACCTTTAGTTTTTAATAGTAAAGGTAAATTATGATAAATGCGTTTATAAGTTTCAGCAAGTAAATCTTTTTGAGGAATTGAATTTAAATAGGAACCTGTAGGGGTGAAATTATTATCAAAACTAGAACTACCATTATTTCCTATTAAAAATGGAATGTTATCTGAATCTCCGTATTTATTATATAATTTTACTCCTAAGGATTGTAGAGTAGTGTATACTAAATCTTTAGAAATGCCTTGTTCTAAATTGTTATTTGCTAAGTTTATATCAGTAACAGCATTTAGGAAAATCCAAATATTATCAAAATAATGACCAACCATATTAAGGAAGGTTATATATTGATCGTTATTTCCATCATCTTTAATAAATGAAGGAACAGTGTATATTAAATTATTTTGATTATAATCATCATAGTCATCAGCACTAGCTGTAGCAGCATTATACCAAGTAGTAACTAAAGCAGACCCAGTTGAATATAAAGTAAAAGGTTTTAAAGAACCTGATTTAGGATATGGTGTAATTTCAAATTCTAAAGATGAGGTTAAAGTAGAACCACTTTCAAAATATAAATAATATTCAAACCCATCAAAATTAGCTATAGTATCATTTATGCTAGCTGTAGCTGAGTTTAAATCATAAACTAAATTAGGGCGGCTAGATGTTAATGGAGTATATATTGCTATATTATTTCTATAATCTTCAATTTGCTTTACTTTATTATAAAAATTAATAACTCTTTGCTTTGCAGAACTAAAAAATATAAAGTTATTAAAATTTGTATAATCAGTATTAATATCAATACTTTGTGAAGTTATTAGACTTAAAAGTTGTTGATATGATGAAGAAACATTTTGTAAGCTATTTACCAAACCATTATATGTCTGGTAAGAAGTAGCAATATTATTTTGATTAGGTATATCAATAGCAAAGTTGGGACCTCTTAATTGTGGACCCGGAGCAGGAATAATTAATTTATCTAGATTAATATCAAAAACATATGGGTTTGCTTTTTCATTTACAACCCATAAAGTTGTTTTTTCCTGTATGTTATCAGGGAGTGGTTGGTATAATTTAAATAGGATTTCATAGCCAGAATCTACTTTATTAAGAGCAACATTTACAGCTACTACTTGTGTATTATCACCAAAGTTTATAAGATGATCAATAAAATAAGAAGAACCAGAAGCTTCATTTATAAGAGCTAAAGATCCACTTTCAATTTGCTCATTTGTTAATATAGTAGATCCTACTCTTAATTCAGTTCTATCTGCTGATATTTCTTTTAGAAATAATTCAGCTTCAGGATTTGAAATCTGGTTGTTAAATAAATTATATTGAACTATAAATTCACCAGATGAATATCCTAAATTTTGTAAATCCTTAACAGGATCTATTTCAATAATAGGTAAAGCATTTGTAGTTGGGTCTACAAATGAAGTACTAGGTGATTTAAAATCTTTATAACTATAATTAATATTTAAAAGATTACTACCAGCATCATAGACAAAATACTCAATATAATCGTTTTGTTGACCAAAATCTTCTTTTAATATTTGTGGTGAAAATAAATTAAGATCAGCCTCATCATAGCGAGATATCTGCTGTGTATTTAAAATTTCACCTACTATTTTAATATTGTCCGCCATTATTGTTTAGTCAAATCGTTTATTATTGTTTGAGTATCTAATACTTGTTGTCTTAAAGATGTTATTTCATCTAATAATGCTTGTACATCTTCTTGACTAATACTAATACCTAGATAATCTGCTTCCCTTTGTAAAATATATTGATGGGAATTTGTTTCTCCATCTCGAGGAATTTGATAAAATAATTGATCATATAATTCAAAAAAGTCATCAACTGAAAAAGATAAGGTTTCATCTTCTTGAGTTATTAATTGACTGAATTGGGTGTCAACTACTCTACCATATGAGTCTTTACTAAATACAGTTTTTTGAACTGGGATTTGGGACATTATCTTATAACTTTAAAAATGTAATCTTTATCTGATATTATTACTTCTCTATTATTAACTATAGTTTTAATAAGCAATTTATAATAACGTTCAGGTTCTAATCCATTCATATAGATATCAAAATAATTACCATTTGCATCACAACTTAGTTTAGTATATGACGTGTCATAATCTACGACAATTTCTTCAGTATCCAAATCTTTTATTGACCAATATGAAGAAGAAGGTAATGCTTTTGAATTAGCATAACTTAATGTAGTTCTAAATGCTGTTGATGGATACTGATCTCTTACATTAACTCTAAAACGCTGAACTGAGTCTTGTTGGTATTCTGCTTTATTATTTCCTAATGTAAGGGCAAATAAACTTGAAGTTACTACAGTTAATGATCCGGTATTGTATACTGAATCATTCCATCTAAATTCAAGAGCAGGTGGATAAATGGTATGAGTATCGCCTGAGAAATATTTTGTTTCGAATTTAGAAGCTGTTGTAAATTCTAAAGATGAAGAATGTTTTAAAATAAATCCATAATTAGAAATAGAACCACTATACCAGGCTTTTACTGTATTTGATACTTTTATTTCTATATCTTTGTCAGATATAAAAGTAAATGATTGTGTAGCTTCATATAATGAACTACTATACCAAGTACCACCACCAATAGTATTATTATAAGATCCTGTTATACCTGAAGGAAAGCTACCTTGTATCCATAAATTACTGCCTGATTGGTTTGTATATTCCCAACTTACACCATCACCGGTTTGAGGAGAATTACCTAATCGTCCTGTGCCTTGATTCCAATTAGCTGCTACAGGGTGGCAAAATATAGTATAATTTAAAGGTATTTCAGAAGCATTAGCTAAATATACTTTTAAATAGATATCAAATACACTTCCTGATACTTTATTGTTTATTATATCAGTTATTTCACTTGAGGGAAATTGAATTAGGGGGCGTGATACTTCATTAGTACCATCAATAGATTCAAAAGTACTAAGTTCCATAATCTCATCTAATCCTGTATTTAATGCAGGGTAAAATGAATATAGAGTTGCACTCTTTTCGGGGAATATTTTATAAACAGCCATAATTAGTAATTACTACATATAAATATAGCAATTACAAGTCTGTTTTATGCTAACAATGCATGATATTCTTTAAAATGTTTAATACGATCAGCTAATCCGATAGTACCACCATTAACACGTTTAGTAATTTGTGTTACAACGGCATCTGTTGAACCACCGTCTGCTAATTTATGTAAACCGTTTTTATTAAAAAACCAAGCTGCTGATAATAAAGCATATTTTTCAGCTACTACTGTTGGATTAGCAGCAATATCTTCATTAATTGATTTACCAAATGCAGTATAATTATCTTTACCAGTTAATTGAATATAACCACGTCCACAGTATTTAGCACCGTCACCACTTGCTTCAGGACCATTACCCATCCTACTACCATATACTTTATTGGCAATTTTTTCAGGTTTGCGAGCATAAGCATCAGCTAATGCTTGGGTTGGAAAATATTTTTTGAAAATACCCATTAAACCTTTAGCACTATAATTTAAATTTTCTTTAGTTAATCTAAAACCACCAGATTCATGACCGCATTGAGCTAAGAAATGAGCTAAACGTAATGGAGTATTGATTTGAAATTTTTCCATTACTCCCGGAATTTGAGCAATTACATTGTCGGGAATGTGTCCTTTTAATTTGTCTAAGTTCATACTTTTATTATTTAATATTATTGTACAACAACTCTACCTTGTATATCAGTGTTTGGATATCTAACTTCAAATATGGCCGGATCTAGAGAAGGATATATGTTTCCTTGTCTAGTAGCTCCTGCTATATCGTATCCGTATTGTGAATATACAGTATTAGTAGCGTCTTGTTTATTTACTATTTCTAATTTAACTACAGATTGTACTCCTTTAACTTGTAGAAGTTTAGATTGGATATCTGAAAGTATAATTGGTTGATTTATTTGCCATTTATCTACATTAAAATGGTCTTGTATAGTTGAAATGCAATTAGTTAATACGTCTTTATTTGAATATCCACTTAATATTACTATATCAAAATTAACACCAATATTAATATAATAGGCATCTCTAATATTAATAGCATCAGTAACCATTCTATATTCGTTAAGATACGTTACTAAATTTTGCTTTAATGTAGTAGAAGCAGTAGTTAATTGCTTATTACTATTATAAGATAAAATATATAAATCTAAAGTAAGAGGATTACCTGGTTGGGTATTAGCTACTGTTTGTTGAAGATCATCTTGAGTAAAGTCTTGTGAAATATAAGCTTTAGCTAATGTTCCATAATTAGAGGGCATTGATAATGCTCTAACAATATAATCATCTTTTGTTACGGCTCTTAATTGAGTTGAATATGAATATAGAGCATTTTGCCTTATTTCATCAGTTGTATCTCCATTTCTACCTCCAGATGAAGGATTAGGATTAGCAGATACTACACTTGATAATACAGTAGTAGCTATTCCACCTCCAGGATTACCATTTTTAAAATAAAGTCCGGATGTATCTATAGTAGTTAAATCATTAGCAGGTACATTAGATGTAATTCCACCTCCAACTAAATATTTTACATTTAAATTTCCAGAAGGAGCTAATCCATATTCTTGAGTAAACATTACTGATGCTTCATTATAGTTATTAGTTAGTAATGAAATACCAGGCACTAAGCCTAATTGAATGTTATCTGGGGTTGGAATGATTTGTGAGTCTGTTTTATCTTGAGATAATCCTGCTCCAAATTCTAACTGTAAAGTATTATCTGATAGTATTCTTGAGGTAAACCTTCTAGGAACTTTTTGTAGTTGTAATAAATAAGGAACTTGATCTGTAGAATATGAAGGATTAGCTACCTTTTGAAATATCGATGCTTGAGCCAAATATGGAACTTCATACCATGTATTACTATCACTACCTGTAACTCTTAATATTTGTAGTACGTTAGTATCAGTAATAGTTGTAGTAGCAAATTTTTGATTTCCCGGAAACGATATAGTTGTTTCTTTTAACTCAGCTGATATAGCTTCAGTAGATTTTTTAAATAGAAAATAATTACTATCTACAAAACTAATTTCAGTACTACCTGTATCTGTAAAATCTATTTGTTGTGTGGTTAGAAACTTAATACCAGTAGCGGCCGAGGTAATAGTAGTATTAGCAGGTATTATTAAGCCATAGGTATTATAATTTGGAGAAAATGTTACACCTCCGTCTGAGGAAGTAGCAGGCATTAATTGATATACATCTACAGTAGTAGTAGAGGCGTATGATGCTTTAGGGCGATAACCCATAACATATGACATTGCATATAGATTTTCTTTTTCCTTAGCGTATAGAAGAAAATTCTCTTGTGTTTGAGTATCTAAATAAAATGACATAACATCACCAACATATGATGACATTTCAATAAATAAATTACCGGGGGTGGCTTCGGAAAAGTCATTATATGTTGAAGGAAAATATGTTTTAGCATATTGTTGTAATGCTGCTTTAAAAGCACCAAAGTCCTTATTTAAATACGATATATTCTTATCTTCGTTAGCCATTATTATGTAAATTGTACTGTTACTTGATCAGGAGATTGTGAAATATTAACTATATAATCTACATTTAAGTCTATAGAATTATAATCAGTGTTAGGAGTAATAATAATATTAGTTACAGTGATATCAGGTATATATATTGATATACTATTTAATAAATTATCTTTTAAAGATTCTAAGTTACTATCTGTAATTCCTTCAAATAGGAATCGCTTTAAAAAAGTACCAAAATTAGGATTCATTATCCTTTCACCAGTACTAGTTAATAATAGATTGACTAGATTTGATTTAATTTGATCTTTAGTAGTAAAAGTACTATTAAATACTCCAGGACCATTAAAAGGTAAAGATACCCCAATAGCAATATTCTTCCGTAAATCTAAC